TACTTAGTAAGAGTCCTTCGAAAGACTGTTCCTTGTAGTAACTTAGCCCATCTTCGCCACAATCGTAGCGATATTGGATCTTTTCCTCTCTCTGGAGAATTAACTCGCGCAAACGATACCGGTCTTGCCGGAACAAGTGCGGCTTCCCTTGATATTTCAAGGAAATTAAGAAGCACCTGTTGCATATCGTCTGGTAGCAACCATTTAGATACAACTAATGATTGCACCGCTCTAGATGCCTCTAGAACGGCATCTCTTTCAGGTAAGATCTGGAAGTCAAAGAGTGCTGCAAGAGCAACCCTTATATTCAAGATCATACCCTCAGTAATCATAGGCGATGAGATCGCTCTAAGATTTCCTGGAGAGTAGGGTCTAAACCCTCTAACCATCAACGGTTGAGAAACTAAATTCTCGGGGTCATGGAATACCATGAAGCCTTTAGCGATTTCCTTCGCTTCGGCGGGTCCAGGTATTACCTGGATCTCCTCACCACCTACAAGTACTTTATGTACCGCAGATGGTCCCAGTGACCAATTTGCTTGATCATAGGGCAATATAGGGACACAATATCGAAGAGATATCATATCCAATAATAGAGGATCTTTACCCAATCCCGGAGCGATGTTAGGTATTAAACTAACATCGTTCAGGATAGCCGTATATCGTTTAGATATAGTATTCAGTAGATTTCTGAATTCGACTTGAGTAAACTCGCTAAAGAATTTACCGATTTCCACCGGCCAAGGACTAACTTTTGGTTTTCCTAGCTCAAAGAATGGTATAACTTCAGAGGCAGTGGTTGGCAGTGCCTGTGCTACTACAAGTTTCTTCATAGTAGCCCCCAAGTTCTTAAATCCTTGGGAGACACGCGACAACGCTTGGTACTTAAATCCAAGCACTCTAGCAAGTTCCAATCTAGATAGGTTATACTTCCTACTAAATTGGAGGATATCTCCGTACCCGGAAAGGGCAGCGAAGTATTCCTTCAAGGGCACAGCGGAAATATCATTTCCCTGGTGGAAGATTCTTTTAGCAAACTCCATAGTTGTACCTTTACGGCACAATACAGACTTCGCTAAACCAATCTCCATTCCTATTAATCGGATAACCCTGATATACTCTTCTGCAACGGCCCTGTTAAATATAACAAGGTCGTCACCTAGAATTGCGTAATCCTTAAACCACACACCTACTGGAACTACACCCGCTTTCCAGGCTGAAGCCTGCACCAAGAAATGGTGTGTTAAAGCTAGCATCGCCCAGGAAGATAGTGCTCCCATCGGCTGTCCCACTGCATACTTAAGTATTGCAGAGACACCAAACTGGACGCTATGAAGCGAGTACTCGATCTCCGTTAAGAGACG